GATGCACCCTAAAGTAATGCAAAGATTTAAATCTCAAGCTGAAACAGTTAATCATGATGATCAACAATATTCCTTTATAGAGAAAAATCTTTTTAGAGTTTCAACTTGTTTGTTGGTTGATAATGTTTCCACGATTCGTTCCGTTACAGGAATTTATATTGGAAATGATAAAATGTTATTACCTAAACATTTATTTGGGCGTGGTAGTGTTAAAATCTCTCCCGGAGATATGATTATTATTAATAAAGGGAACATAATATACGAAACCACATTTGAACAACGAAGACTAAGTGAAGCAACTGAAGATTATTGTTTTTATGATGTTTCACTTATAATGCCACGTCTTAAGAACATTTGTCATCTATTCGATAATGGATTAGAACCAATGGATAAACAAATTGATGTTACGATTCTACGCTTGGATAGTAATGGTGATAAGGTCGATAAAATTCTGACAAATGCGGTATTTATAAATAGTGTTACTTGTTATGACGATGTGACAAATTATTCTAAAGAATATATTGGTAAAAATATGCTTCGTAGTCGAGCAGGCTTACAATACGGTGATTGTGGAGCCATCATAACAATGAGGGTTGGAGGAAATGTTCGTATTTTTGGAATTCACGTCGGGGGTTTAGGAGGCGTCAATTATTTTCAATTAACTAACGTGACTGCCTTTTCTTCCAAGATACAGCGTGTGATTCCTATTAAAGGTTTGTCGAAAGTATTGATTATACACATGAATATGGACAATTTCTTATACAAGGAAAAGTGGACTCTGCCTCTTTTCCTTATTGTAATAATACAAGTAAGATAACTCCTAGCATGTGTTATGAAGTTTTACAACTTCATACTACGGAACCGGCTGTTCTCTCAATTTCGGATCCTCGGAATCCTCAGAAGCGCTCAATGCTACATGATGGTACTATGGCTTTAGGAAAATTAGTGAAACCAATAAATTCAAATAATTTTGATGAAATATTACAATATATGAGAATTCGCCATCAATGTTATATGGAGACTATCCTATATTATCGCTTGAGGAAGCGATAAATGGTATTGAAGGATTAGATCGCCTTGATTTCACAACTTCGCCTGGATATCCTTATACTGTTTCATCTCAAGGAGTTTCATATCGCAAAACTGATTTCTTCAAATTTGACGGAAAGAAATGGATACCAACTGAAATTTTCCTGCGTGAATATGAGAACTTTATTGAAATTTCCAAAAAACAAGGTATTCCTATCATCTGGACCAATTGTGTCAAGGACGAACGACGACCCATTGATAAGATACTTAAGAGTCGCATTTTTACGATATCAAATATAATGCTCACTATTCTTGGACGTCAAATTTTTGGAACATACGTTAAAAAATACAGTCAATATAGACATGAACACGGTGGTATGATAGGAATCAATCCATATTCTTCAGAGTGGAGTATTTTATATGATTATTTAAATGAGTTTGAGAGTGCCAATGATGGGGATTTTAGTAAATTTGATAAAGATTTGTTGAAAGAAATATTTCAGTTATTTTGTCGATTTGTGAAGGAGATAATTCCAAATGAGAAACTTTATGGTATGGATATACATTGGTGGATTGATGAGATAATGTATTGTGTTCTCTTTTCAGACACACTTACTATAATTGATGGAATTAAAGTGTTAATAACAACTTTACATGCTAATCCATCCGGATGGTTTTTAACAGTATTTTTTAATGATTTTGCTAACAAGGTTTATATTTATTCTGTTTGGCAAAAAATTTTTAAATATATTCTTCCTGAAATTACTCGACGCATAAAAGCTTTTATGGATAATGTTCGTGATGTTTATTTTGGTGACGATAATTTATACACAGTTTCCAACTTATATAAGGATCAATTCAATGCTAAAATAATTGCAGAACAACTAATGGAAATGTATGGAATTACTTACACATCGGGTGATAAAGGAAGTGTGGTCTCTTATAACAAGCCCCTCAAAGAGTGTACATTTTTAAAGAATCACTTTATTGAAAATAATGGTTGTATTGTTGCTGGTCTTGATAAAAATACTATTCAAGAAATGGTTTCATGGACTAAGGATAATGATAAATCTATGCAACAAATTTTAGAGACTAGTTTGCGCTATTCATTCTTTTGGGGTAGAGATTATTTTACTGCAAATAGAAATAAATTGGTCAAATTTGAAACTAGATTACCTAGTTATGAACAATTAGATTATGAATTTAGATATAATGGAGGTCTAAATTTTGAAATCTATAAAAAACAAGAAGAAGAAAAATATCTTCAATTACTCCATAAGATAAACATAACAAAACAAAAAATGGAAAATAAAAGACACTTAAATACGATTGTAGAGGATGATAGTGTACAAACTACCATACCACAATCACAAATGATTAGAGTTCAATCAAAAGATATGACAACTGGATTGCGTAATGAGGATGCTGTTCCTTCTATGCTATCAAACTACGGAGTAAGCATGGTAAATCAAAACATTAGTGTAGATTCGAAATTCTTGAATATGCCAGCGAAAGTTGATATTCCGGAGGTTACAAGTAATTTGAAGAAATTGCTTGCTCGACCTGTCCTGGTAATAAATCAAGAAATTTCAGGAGGAACTTTTGGGGCTGTTTCAAGTTTTGATTTTCCAAGTGCTTGGATAAATTCAAGTAAAAGCATAGCGGATATATCATCAGCATATTTCTTATTTAAAGGTAAAGTAAGAATGCAGGCTACATTGCAATCTACTCCTTTTAATGCTGGAGCCATGGTTGCACATGTATCTTATAAAAACACTTCTGCTTTTCCCTTCACTAATCTAGATACCATTTTCAACGCTTGGTTGCGCCCACATGTTGAGTTGGATTATTCAGACAATGCTGCAAACAAGATGATGGATATTCCATGGAAATACAAGAGAGAGTATCTAGAATTTGATGCAACTACAAGTGATGAACTTTGTCGCGTCTTTTTCAGTAATTACCTACCGAACACTTCTTCAGCTAGACTGATGGTTTATGTTTGGGTTGAGGATGCAGACGTTGTTGTAACTCGCCCATCTATTCAAGGTGTTACTTTGTTTGGAGATTCTATAACAAATGTTTCAACTTCTCAGAATATAGGAACGGTGGAAGGTAATATCATGCCTGCCAATATTATAGGGGATCAATATGACCTCGAAGTAAGTCCACACTTATCAGCCTTAGATCAACCGAACATACCCATTACTCCAATGGCTACTAAAATAAAGAGAGAGGGAACGACTACAAACGCCCAGCAAATTCAGCAAATGGAAAGATTGTCTTTGTATCCATCAGAACAGCAGTTGTGCGATTTTGATACATTTGGAACAAAGGATGATGAGATGAGTATTGATTACCTTAAACGTAAGTGGAGTATCGGCGGAATGGTTGTTCCGGCTAGTGGAACATTTAAATATTCTGTTTCTACTAATGCCTACGAAGTTTTATCAGCCTGTTGCGTTGGACCGTATGGTTCAAATTCTTTTTATCGTGGTCAAACTTCAACACAACCTTACTTCACCTTCCTTGACTATATAAGCAAGAACCATGCAATGTGGAGAGGTAGCAGAAATAAAGATGGATCTATGGAGTACAAATTTAAGTTTGCTTGTAATCGTTTCCAATCCGGCCGAATAGCCGTGGTTTACAATCCATATGCTACCTGGAAAGAAATGTTTGGTACTTTTGCC